AGTCAATTCCAACGACAACAGCTTACGCACATCACGCGGTTGATCCAGAGCCAGAAAGATCACCTCACAATCAAGCCCAGCCGCGCCATCACGCGGCGGTAGTTTGATGTGATGGGTGATCGGTGGCGACCAGCGCATCTGACCCCACATACTCTCAGGAAATATCTCTTGCCACGTCTTTATCGTAGTCGTCCGCAATTCCGGGTAGGAATTTCGTATTACCGCAAATCTGGTATATCTGATGCCATCTATGGGTGAAGGGGGTTGCTTGACAGCCCTCAGCATCACTTCCGCTAAGGAAGCAAATGTCTTGCCAGATCCGACTGGCCCCATCAATCCACGCACGAAGCTGTCGTCTTGCAAAAATTTCCATACGGTAGGACTTTCCGAAAAATCTAAGTTCAACCCGGTCAACGCCTCTGGCTTGACCTTCCCTCGCCGGGCTGACCGATCAGTCGCCCTCTCAGCTCTCGCCATCATCACCCTCCGGCGTAAATACTATTACCATCTCAGTCGTAATGCGCTCGCGTTCCAATTCCAACATCACGCCGCGACAATGACTACAAATAATCTGCTGGCTACCCTCATACACATAGCCTCGCGTATCTTTGCCGCAATCCTCACATTCAATCGGCTCGGCGAAAAACCGCACAAACTTACGGTCATTCATATTAATTACGTTTGTCATTGCGCCTCGACAACCAAAACCGTTCCTTGCCCTTCGTGGTCTTATTGATCCACGCCCAGCCCTTACGAAACTCTGATGCCTTCGGTATCTGCGGCACCGCCAGTAATTCCGCTAGCTTCGGATCAATCTTCTTCGCTTTGGTCATCCAATACCTCATAGGTTGTTGTCTTCGGCCCAGTCACATTAATCCCGATCATGCTAGGCCGCTGATCATCACTGTTCGGCTCAAGCAAGCCACGGTGCTTCGCCAAGAGACGCAACGCCGACAGCTTGTCGTGCATCTCTACTTCGATGCTATTGCCGTGTTGCGTAGGCGTCACCTTCACCTTCTTAATCCCACGCCGCGAGCGCTCAGACAATTTCTCAGATGGCGTCAGAAACACCTGACCCAAATCATCCCAATTCAATACATCAGTAATCACGCCAGACGCAATAGCCTCAAGCTCTTGTACGACCGCCTCGCGCTTATCAACGTCAGGGCTGGCTAACGCCGCCCTCTGTTGTCTAACTGTCATCGGTTTCCTGTCCATCAATACACTCCGATCCTATCGCGGCATACCCGGCTAAGTCAATCCAACTGTCCTGATGATCAGGCGTCTCAACCAAACGTGCCAGCTTTATCGCCGCCATCGCCATAGCTACCTGATGCGCCTTTACCTCAGTGCCGAATATCACTGTCCACATTACCGCAATTCTTTCGTGATTGATATAGACATCGCCGTAGCTGTCTCCGCGATTGCCTACCGTGCGGATGGCGGTCATTAATAAATCGTTCTTGTTCATTCGTTTCTCCAATTTCTACCAAAATTTTGTGTGACACCCCCACGTTATAGGGCAGGGGCGTGGGAGGGGAAGGGGTCGGTCTTCTGTGTGGCTGTGGAAAACCAAACCTTTTTTCTAGCCGTGCAAAACCAAACCACCGTTTGCCTCACTGCACGGCACCCATATACCGCGCAACATCGGCGAGCGATGGCACCCCTGCCCTGCGTTCTATGGCTTGGTCGCACACCACCAGCGTTGCCGCCGTGACATCATTAGGAGTATGCCCTTGGTCTGCCAGCTTCCGGGCGTGGGCTATCTCATTATCGAACAGCCTGACCTGCCCTGTCGCTTTCTGGACAGCCGCCAGATAAGCATGAGCGAGAGAGTGAGAGAGTAGTTCTACATCCCCCATACCCCCTTTCTCTTCCTCTTGCACAACTTCCTGATCCACTACCATCTGCAACGGCCGTGCGCTCTGTACTTCCTCAAACGTAGGCAACGGTTCATCACCATCCCACAGCACCTGATACCTGTTCGTATACCATCCACTCTCGCCGCGCTGGTAATCCTTTGGCTTGAGCTGTCGGACGTACTTCTTGGTCTTCAACACCTTCAGCGCTTCGAGGGGCGTCCTATGCTCGGCATAGCCTGTAACTTGACATATTGTTTCAAGCGATGGCCAGCAAACGCCAGCTCTGTTGGTAAAGCTACACAGCGCACCCAGCACACGCAGTTCGCGTTCCTTCAGCGTCCTGTCACTAAACACACGCATCGGCATGACTGACCACGGTCTCTTGTTTTCAGAAAGGGATTTCATCATCTATATCCTCAAGCGGTTTCACACTAACTACCTCAGCACCAGCAAAGATGCCTTTGACCTTTGCCACGGCGTCATTGATCTTGGCCTTGGCGTCATCATCCTTGACCGACAGTATCCTAGCCACCTCATCAATCGAATAGACCACCATATCCCGATTGTCTCTGGCGACCTTGCCAGCCTCAAACTTATCACTGGTAATCGCTATGACCCGACCATCAGGCATCAGACCCTCGATATAATCGCCTGTCAGCTCTTTACAGCCTAACCCTATGGCCTCACGTTCCAGCACCTGATACGCCCTGCACATGACTTCGGCCTCATGCAATGCGACCCTGCCATCATTCTTCGTCAGGGCATTCCACAGCTTCTGACGCTGTAAATGAAACTTGCGTCTGGTATTCTCACTGACCAGCTCTTGCAGTCTGTCCACGCCCCACCGCTTTTCAACATCGGACACAACGCGGTCGTGCATATGCACCGCCTCATTAATCCGACTATCATTCTGTTCTGCCCTCGTAGGCAGTCTATCAATGCCTCTAATTCTGTTACTCATTACCCTCTCCCGGATGCGAAAAATACGATGTGATGTGAAATGTGATTTCCCTTAGGGAAATCACATCACACACATTTATCACACGCCGTGTGATTTCGTGATGTGATTGGTGTGATTGGTGTGATTTAGGCATCGTAACCCCTTGATAACCATACAAACCCATCTCCCATCAAAATCACACGCTTGTCAGACAACGCTCTTCTGGCGTCCCTACGGTTGCCGGGCGACAAATCAGGGCAATCACGCTTGTGTGCATCGTGCCAATGCTCAATCCGCACCTTCTGACCCTTGTTGTCGATGATCATATTACGCAGTAATTGAAGCGCATCTTGCTGGCGTTTATTGAGGCTGACACTCTTCGGTTTGCCGCCCTTAGCCGTACTGCCCTCGCCGCCCTGTTGACGCAATACGACTGACGTATCGCCGAGCATAGCCACATTGACCATATCGAATTTCATCGGGTCAGCAGGATCTGCGTCCTTCTGCTTTTCCATTGTGACTGTGACGACATCATCATCACGCTGTACATTAATGACCGTATCAGCCGCACCAGCCAGAGCTGATGAGCCGCGCATAGCATTGATGCCAGCCGAGCTACTCTTATTGCTGTGATGGATAGCCACCAACGCACAACCACAATGCGCCTTGATGGCGTCACAAGCGCCCACAAATAGCCCCATATCGGTCGCGCTATTCTCTTCGCCGCCTAGCAATGCTCTGGCCACCGTGTCCACCACAACGCAACTGAAGCGCTTTCCGAGCGCATCTATGGTGCGGAGTAGCTTTTCAATCTGTTCATTCTCTCTGAAATTAACAGCCGTAGGCAAGACTACCATATCACCCAAGCCCTCAGCGCCTCTATAAAGCCGCCACGCCTTGACACGTTTGCCCAAGCCGCCAACACCCTCACCAGCTATGTAAAGCACACCACCGCGCATCGTAGGGCGTTCCTGCCACAGCTTACCGTGAGCAATGGACATAGCCATATCAATGGCTAGGAATGATTTGCCAGTACCCGGCGCACCGTATATCACACTGAAGCCGTGCCGGGTAAGCATACCATCCACCAGCCAATCGACTGGCGGCATATTGATAAGATAGGTTTCATCAAACGTCTGGAAGACATCAGCTTGTGGCGCCTCTGGCGTATCCTCGACAGCTTCAACAGCCACGATAGGCTCGGATGTCTTAATTAATTGCTTTAATTTAGACACATCATTGCCTGAGTTCAGCCAGTCATACACATCCTGCTTATCCGACAGCCCCGGCAGATCCACACGGCGCACCTCTTTGGCAACGCCTAGTAGGTTCTGAATGACCTTTCTGGCGTGTTTATCGCCAGCCGCATCCGCGTCAGGAATGATGACCACCTTCCTGTCTTTGAAATACTGATTTAACTCTGGCTTCCAATTCCCTGCGCCGCCGTGATTTGATGTGGCTATGACGTTATAACGTCTTAACGCATCGACACACTTTTCACCTTCGACTATGACAATAACCTTGTCTGGGTTGGTAATCATCTCCGGCAGATTGTATGGCACCGCCTCAACGCCATCCATATTGTACACCCAGCCATCGCCTTCTGGCCTACGCTGTCGGAATGTCTTGGGTTCGTATCGCTCGACCTGATACGCCAGAACGCCATCAGCGTCATAATAATCATAGCGCTTGGATAACCATTTGGCAGGCGCTAGTGTTTTCTGCGTCTGTCTAGGTATTCCGAACTTACGCTCTAATATCTCCGGCAAGCTGGCAAGTTGGGCGCCTTCGTGCATCTTTACAAGATCCACTACGCCCCCACCTTCGCCAGCCTCATGATCGTAAAAGGTACCTTTCTTTAGATCCACGCTCTTTGAGCCGTGTGTCCCCCAACGTAGTTCTGTGCCGCGTACACTTGTAGGCTCACCCCAGTAGTGTCGCGCAATCGTGTCTATATAAGCCGCTATGTTTGTCATTATTATGCCTCACTCCCGATCTCCCGAAACGACAGGGGCGCGGCCGGGAGAGTGCCACGCCCCTGTCTACTACGACCTAGAACAAGTCGTCATCGCTTACAGCCGGAGCTGGTTCAGCGGCGACAGGTTCAGGCGCAGATGCTGTTTTGTTAAACATTTCCGGCTTGTCTGTCCACCCAGAGATAGACCATTGCGGCACCTTGAAACGCAACTCACCCTGCGGCGTGTTGATCTTCACAGTTTCAGTGCCGGAGATCTCCACTACTGGGATCTTGCCGGGGTTGTTGCCTTTTTCAGCTTCATACTGATTATGCAACGTATCCATCGCCCGGATCACAGTCTTTGCGCTGTGCGAAAACTCACGCAAGCCCAGATCCTTTGATCCAATGCGTACCCGAAAGGCGTTCTTAAAATCGCCCTCTGGCTTCGGCGGCATAGCTTCGCCCAGCTTCACCATACGAAAGTCTGGTGCGCCGGAAGCAAATGATAGCCACCCAACTTCCATTCCAGCCATATCCATAGCGAATTTTGTAGGCAGGGGCATCTCCCTTTCCTCTTTCTGCCATTCGCCACTGGCTGACTGAACACGATCTTGAACAATCATGTCCCCAGCTTTTGCGTCCCATTTCACGATTGGAACGATGTCGCCACCACTGGTGGTTTCTGTTTGTAATCCTAACGCCATAACTATAACTCCTACTGTAACGCTAGTTTCAATAAAGGCTCAATGATTTGAACCCACTCACCGGGTAGTAAGCAAACAAGTCAGCCGCCTCATTGCGGTCACGCCGTTTGCTCATCCCGATCTCTTTGTCAGCTTGGAAATCAATAAAGCCGACCATATCTATCCACTGCACCACCAGCCAACACTTTAGCCCTGTCGCCTTGGTTATGTTGGCGGCGGCTATCACCTTGTGCAGATTGACTAAGGCGGTATCGTACTCAGTGCTTGCTACTGTACGACACTTAAATTCAAAGAACGCTTTGGCTTCTTTACCTTTATAGGCAATGCAATCGAGGCTATACTTGATGGGCAACGCCACCATATTGTAGCCATACGCATCACCCAGAGCTGTCCTCAACTTGTCTTCGGCGTTCTTGTTTTCTTCGGTTTCATATAGCATCACATTAGCTCCCGGCAGATCATGCAAAACGTGTCGAAGTCCACCTCACACGCATAGCGCCAATCGTATGGATTAGCGCTTCCAGAGTAGGCGTTAAACTCTGGCATATCAATGACCGCCTGCAACGGTATCCGGCAACGTACTGGCTGTCGATTGTAGCGGTATAGAAGCGCCGGATAATTGCCTGCCAACTGCGCCGCAGTGATGGCCTGATCCCACCATTCCGGGCGAGCTTGGACGCCTTCCTTGTAATGCTTTAGCTCTAGGGTGAAGGGAAACGAACCGCTGATCGGGCGCAGATCACCCAGCCCAGCCTGCCTTGTCTGATCTAATATTCTTTCAAACTTAATGCCCAAGGCTTCGTATAGATCTGCCGCCACCTTTAATTCGTTGCGACTGCCTTTGGCTCTGGAATTGACCATCTGTATCTCCCGATTGGTCTGAAAATAATTATATAGAAATACATAGGGTTGCAAGCACCCCA